GCTCCAGACAATGTTACCGATTTTGAAGGGAGACCAGATGCGCGGCCATTGTAGGATTTACAAGCAGCCGGCTCTGTGCGAATATACCAACGGCTCTATTATCAGAATCGGCGGCCTGCACCCGTCAGAGATAGACAAGATTCTAGGATCTGAGGCAGGCACGGCATGGATAAACGAAGCCTCAGAAGCGGCATGGTCAAACATCCCGGCAATCAGGACGCGACTCAACGACCGCACCCCACATTATGAGCACGGCAGGCCGATAGTACCGAAGCTTGTTTGTGACTTCAACCCGCCTACAGTCAAACACTGGACACATAAAGCCTTTGTGTTGAAGATAGACCCGGACAGCGGGGCTTCGTTACCAGACGCAGATTCATGGGCGTGGTTGCAGATGAACCCATACGACAACACGGCCAACCTATCAGCATCCTACCTATCCACCCTTGAGAGCATGAGCGAGCGGGACAAGCAAAGGTTTTTATACGGTAACTTCGGGCAGTTGAAAGGCTTGGTTTATGACTGCTTCGACCCTGAGCAGAATGTCTACGATGAAGGCGCAACAGGGGATAGGTATTTCAGGGCAATTGACTTTGGGTTTACTAATCCGTTTGTGTGCTTATGGGGTCGCCTGGCATCGGATGACACGCTCTACATCACCCATGAACTTTATCAAGCCGGTGTGACTGTAGACCGCCACGCATTAGTGATTAATGAGCTGACCAAGAACAGAGTCGAGGCTACCTATGCAGACCATGACGCGGGTGAGCGAGAGGTATTGAAGCGAGCAGGGATTCCCACAGAGGCAGCAAAGAAGGATGTCAAGGCAGGTATTAACCTACTCTATGGTATGATTGAAAAACGCAAGATAAAGATTCATAGATCGTGCCAGAACCTGATCTCAGAGCTGCAATCCTACCAGTGGAAAGAAGGAGCCAAGGGTGAAGAGGTTATCAAGATTAACGACCATGCCGCTGATAGTCTCAGGTATATGGTCATGGGGATTTTCAACCAATCGTCTGTCAGTTTCGGCAAACTGTCTTTTATGTGAGCTTCGCGTATTCTTAATTGATATTGACAGATCATTATCAATATATTAGATGGGCAATGGCCTTGTACGAAATACCAGATTCAGTAGCAACGCAGATCGACGAGCAGTTAAAAGACGAGACAGGCTTGAAGCTTGGAACCATCTTACAGGCGGTATTGGTAGCAGTTAACGCGAAACAATACGCAACCGCTATTCTTGGGTCGGGACTCCCCAACTACGCAGACGACGCAGCCGCGGCTACTGGCGGTATCCCAGTCGGTGGCCTCTACCGTACCTCATCAGCCGTTAAAGTACGCGTTGCATAATGGCAGAAAAAGACTCATGGACTTGGTACAGGGGCAAGACGTACTACCTGCCACAAGACATGGTGAAACTCGCAGACGACATCGCAGAGAACAAATACAGGAACCCCATCAGGAAGAAATACGAAAAGCTGAAAATACGTGCAAAGCGTATATTGGGGCACGATGACACTTGAGAAAGTAATAGAGAAGCAGTATTCGGAAGAATACACAGAATGCATCGATCATTGGCATTTTCTGCGCGCAGCGATTGACAGGAAGCTGCAAGGGACTGTATCACGCGACGAAGAGAAGCTGCCTAAATACGCTACCATCATACCTCAACTAAGAGGTCGTCAGGAATCCGACGATAAGAAAGACACATCCTATGTAGTCCGCCAGCAGATCGAAAGTCGAAAGTCTTATTTTAACCGTGTAGTTTTGGCTGTAGACGGTGGCGAATCTGGCAAGGTTTTACGTGAGTATGTCGGCCACCTAAATCGAGGCGGTGCGGATATCAACGAAGAGGCGCTACCGGACGGCTTCACAGAACTTGTAAACGACTTCGACGGTGAGCATACATCCATTCGAGACTTCGCGTCAGGTTGTGCATGGGAGTTACTCGGCCTCGGAAAGTGCTATGTTCTCACCCTCCCATATCCTAAAGGCCACCCGAAAGAGGGCCTGCCTTATTCTCGTATTATTCCCCGTGAAAATGTTTTAGACTTTGATTATGAAAACGGCCAAGTAAAGTTTTTCAAGTTCAAAGACGAGCACTGCGAATACGGCGACAACTACGAGCGCAGGGAAGTTGACAAGGTTGTTTTAATCACTCCAGAAGAATTCATCACAGCATGGTATAACGACAAAGGCGAGATGGCAATCCGCTCTCGCGAGCCTAATCTATTGGGTGTTATCCCGGTGGCAGAGGCTTGGCTTGGGCATGGTGCGGCATCAATCATAGACTCAGTGGCTACCCTGCAATTCGTCACGATGAACGCAGAATCTGTGCTTTCTCAGAAAATCCGAAATCAGGCCATGAATATCCTTTGTGTGCCAGATGGCGCGTCTGATATTGACGCACAGATTCAGACTCTATCGGCCACGGTCTACATCAAAGAACCTAACGGGTCGAAAGATACCAGGTGGGCAGGATACCCATCCACAGGCTTGGACGGTGACTTCAGATATATTGAATGGAACATCAAGCGCGTCTCTGAGTTAGCGTCTCTACGATATAAAGAAAACAATCAGAACGTATCTGGCTATTCTAAACAGTGGGACTTTCTCGACACTGATGCAGTTCTCCAAATCGCGGCAACGGCAGTTGAAGACCTGATGAACCAGACCCTCGGCTTTTGGTTGATGATTATGAACCAGCCAAACGATGGCAAACTATTCACCATGCGCCGGGAGTTCCAGCCGCGCAACCTCCTTGAGACATTGCAAGTAATACTCCAGGCTATTGGCATAGGCATTGGCGACACAGCAGAGGCCAAGGTCAAGAAGATCACCCGCGATCTATTGGCGCAGATTGGCTTAACATTAAGCCCGGAAGAGAAAGCGCAATCAGACGCAGAGCTTGAGAGCGTAAACAAACTTGTCAGCGATATTACCGACGCATCGGGAATCCCCGATCATAATACAGTAACTGGACAGCCAGCAAGTGAGGGTTAAATGGAAGAAGTAGAATGGGAAGGGATTAAAATCCCGAAAGATAAAGCTGATTTGATTCAATCGCGAATCGACGCAGCAAAACAGGCAGGGCAGTTTGCGGCATACGATCAGATCAAAATTGACCTGAAAGGGAAAGCTCCTGAATTGTTCTCCGATATCGACGTGGCAAAAACAAAGCTAAACGAGATGATGTCTGTTTTTGGGGACAGAATGAAAACCCTGAATGAATCCGTTGATCCTGCAAAGAAGCAGAAGACGAACGAAACGCCAGAGATGGCGCGCGCACGACTTGAGGCGGAATACGAAGCCAAGATGAAAGAAGGCCTTAAAGCCATGAAAATCAGCGCGGCGCTGAATGAGGTCAAAGCAGCAGCAATCGCGGCGAAGCTTGATCCTGATTATGCAGACGCGTTTGAAAGTATGCTTGCAAAGCACTACCCGGCAGATGTAAACGGTGATACCGTGATTTTCCGTAATGGTGATTTGCCTTTGTTCGCAGGCGACCAACCAGCGAAACCCGCAGACGTTGCGGCTATTCTGTTGAAGAAATATCCGAAGCTTGTGGCTACATCTACACCTGGGCCTGACCTTGGCAGGGGTCAGCAACAGGCACAGCAAGGGTTGAAGCTTGTGAATTCTCAGTCAAGGATAGCCGCAGGTATTGGAGAAGTCTTTAAGGCGAGGTGACATAATACTGGTTGACGGCTCAACCGCTTTCAGCCAGTAGCAATTATTCGCCGGTTAACCCGGCACAGTACCGCGTTCGCGGCAAGTTCAGTCAAACCCATCCGGGCAAGTATCAAAACATAACGAGGTTTTTCTATGTCAGTAACACTCTTAGAAGTGGTACAGTCTTCAGAGAGTACGCTCAAGCAAGGGATAGTTCAGACTATCGTTGAGACTTCGCCCGGCTTGGCTAACGTACCTTTTGAGACAGTCCCATCACTGCGCTATGATTTCAGCAAGGAAGGCGATCTGCCTACTGCTGCTTTCCGTGCAGAAAACGCGGCATATACCGCATCGAAAGGCGGATTCAACCGCGACGCAATCCACCTGAAATATTTAGGCGGACAGGTCGATATTGACCGCAAACTGGTAAACGTCCCTACTTTGGACGGTCAGAACCAAATGGCAAAGCAGCTCTCTATGCTGTCTCGGTCGGTTGGTCTCAACCTGAAAAAGTATGCTTTCACCGGTGATCTGGCAACAGACCCGAAAGCATTTGATGGACTTCGCCCCAACACCGCAGCATTGAGCACAGACCAGACGCTGACATTTGTCTCGAACGGTTCAACCATTGCAACGGCTGGCGCTACGGTAACACTCAACAAATTGAACGCGCTGGTTGATGCGTGTATTGATGTCCCTACGGCATTCTACACGAACCGCACCGTTCTGAACCACCTGAACGCTCTCGCACTTGCTTCAGCTACAAACGAAGCTTTTGCGCAGTATTTCCGGCTGGAAGTAGTTGAGGTGATGCCAGGCGTTCGCGCGCGCGTTGGTAACTTTATGGGCATACCTATGTATGCGCTGGATAAAGACGCAACCGAAACCGAAATTCTCGCCTTTGACCAAACATCAGGAAACTCAAGCGTATGCTCTGAAATCTTTGCTGTTTGTTGGGGTAATGGCCGCGCAACCATGCTGCATGACCGTGCTGATGGCCCGGAAGTTGTCACATGGGACGATTCCACTGGCCGTCACTTGGCTGTAGATTATGCGGTCGCGCTTGCTGTTGAGCATCCACGGGCTGTAGCTGTGCTTCAGGGCATCAAAGCTTCTTAATGAGGTAACAACATGGCAACAACTATGCAAAACAACATTCGCGGCGCAAGTAACTATGACGCTGCATGGCTTCTGGCTGATACTCAGGCGGTAACGACTGATGTGGCCGGGAAAGACTCTGGCGGGTCTGCGCTCTACATCGACTTGCAAGATTATGTAGGCTCGACATGGGTAGCTCATATCCGCTACACACAAGCGCAGTTTACGGATGAAACTTACAAGTTTGAGATCCATTCGTCCAGCGCGACAAACTTTTCAACATATAACGTAGAGAAAAATACCGATTTGGGCATTGCCGCAGACGTTGCAGCAAGCTCAAACAAGTATTTTCTGATCGGTGCATTTTCACCGACACAACGCTACGTCCGCATCTACTTCAATACTTCGGGTTCTGCCCCAAGTCTGACAGTGGATAAAGTTTGGATTAGCCCGCTGGGTTAATATGGCCAACTATTCGACAGTGACAGCCGTTGACACCTACGCCTTGAGCGTAGGTGACATTGACTGGATAGATTGCGATTCAAGAGAGATGACCGCCCTCATCAACTTGGTCGCGGGGTATTCAGCGGCTGCCACGTCGATAGTCTTTGATGGACTCACGACCGCGTCAGGGATTGAGAAATATAATGTTCTGAAAATTGGTTCAGAGTATTTGCTTGTGACTGATGTCACTTATAGCACCACTACGGCAGGTACACTTACTGTCACGCGTGGCTATTACGGCTCAACCGCTGCGGCGATCGTAGACAATACCACAATCTATGTAAAAGACCAACGTAAAAACGTATGTATCAACCGGGCCACCGATGACATAGTAGGATTACACAAGCAAGTTCTATTCACCGATGAACTATGGCTAAATGGTGAAGAACGGCTTATTGATGCCGAGAATCAGCAGGCTCTATGGGTGAATAAATACCTGGAAGAGAGGGAAAGCGCAGAGCGAATCAGCCAACTCACGTCCGGCCAATATTCTGACGGCTCAATCAGTATCAATCCGTCCGGTGTGGGCAAGATCAAGCCCCGCGTTTTAGATATCGTTCGGCAGGTAATGAGAGATAGCGAGGTACAAGCGAATGCTTTCAAGCGCGGATAAAAAGCGCATTGCAAAGAGTTTGCGGGCGATCTTTGCACGACACGCCCAGCTAGATAATGCTCTGTGGTATCTCCAAACAGACCCGGCAATGATTCGGGCGAAGATTCGCCAGTACCAAACCGAGCTAAACGGGTTTTTAAAAACTGAGACAGTAAAAGAAAGCGTCATCAGAGACGATGTGAAAAAGTCTCTCGATGAGTTTGAAAAGAATCTTACCGAATATCTGTCAGCGGGTGATGTCAAAAACCGTATGCCTAAACTTGAGAGGCTCCAGCAGTCTGTAGCGGCTCAGTATTCTGCACAGATTGATACCGTCACAGGTCACATCGGATCGACTCTCGGCCAACGGTCGGCACGTTTTCAAGCACTGGCACAGGCGGCAGAAATCCCCCTTGCGCGCGCGGCGAATATCGAGGGCTACACACTACAGGCCATATCTATCGGTGGCAAGCAATACAACGGCGTCCAACTATCTGAATATTGGGACAGGATGCTCAAAGAATACGGCACCAGGGAATCTATCCAATACCGCAACGGTGCGAACTACCCACTTACCACATACATAGACCAGAGAATCCAAACAAGCATGAGCGAGACGGATAGACTTACATCTGTAGTCGCTGCGTCTGCTTTAGGCCTCACATTGGGGCAGATCAACCAGGACGGGACAACAGACTCCTGTATCTATTGGGAAAAGAAATATGTCTTCATGTCAGAAGAGGCAAAGGCGCAAACTATCGCACAATATCCGAATATGCCGTCATTGCAGAACATCCCTACCGTGCAACAGGTCAAAGACGACCGCACACATATGTTCAAATGGAACTGCAAACACCGGATTCTGCCGACGTCAATCACCGTTCTGAGCGAGGGTGATTTCAAAGAGGAGTTCGATAGCACCGCTGCGACTCAGCCCAAACTGCCAAAGGTTATAGCAGAATCTAAAATCTACGAGAAAGTAACAGGCAATAAATACGAACCGAAACCTGGGGGCGAGACACAAGCACTTCAAAAAGCAGCGAGGTTGGATATCAAGAAAATATCCTACACAATCCAATGAAAGTGCAGTTGTTTACTCAGACCACAACACACGGCGAATCTACGCGCGTAGCGGGTAAGTTTAAGCCTGTCATTTCATTCAGGAAAAATCGCCCCGCTTCAACCTCTGGCGGCTCTGTTGGCGGTGACTCCTACACCATGACCTCTGCGCATAATTTCAGCGTTGGGCAGATTGTGAAATACGGTGATAACTTCTACAAGGTCACTAACCAGCTAAACTCTTTGGCGTATATCTACCAGTACAGACTTGAGGTGAGCAATTGAGCCTCGGTGTGAACATCGCCAAAGCTGTCCGTTACGGCCTTGAATTGGTCGCGGTAGAGATCATCAAAGGTGCGGATAAGTACACACCTGTAGATACATCCGCGCTGAGAAACTCCATCCGCTATGAGGTCAAAGGGAATACTCGTATTGATATCATAAGCGGCGAAGGCACAAACGCAGCCACTGGCACAGCCCTCAAAGAATACGCAGAAAGACAGTATTACGGCAACACCGCAGGCAAAGCAGGCACAGGAAAGAAATTAAAACACCTTGGGGATTTTCAATCTGGCCTTGCCTCTATCATTGCTCAGTACACCGGGAGCCTCACAGCCTCAGACAAACACGCTGACAGGTATTCTCAGGCGTGGAAACTCGCAGACGAAGCAGGCGCGCTGAAATGGTTAGGTGAGCCACGATGGATTGAACGATCATTTTTCTACAATAAGAAGCGAATTCAGAAAATCTTTGCGTCAGCCTTCAGGCCGGGGGCGTACAAGTGACAACGATCATTGACGACATAGAAGACGCTATGGCGGCAGGGTCATTAAATTGCCGTGTCACCTATGGCCTTGATGTCACGGTGGATGAGGTCGATTCTCTCATATCTCAGTATGGCGTGGCCCGTATATTCCAAGCCACCTCTCTTGATCTCAACTCTGACATTGTGGTCAGCTCCGGCGGTGCCTTGTGGGACATCGCGGCACTGATGATTTGTATAGATACCACGGCCAAGGCAGCGGTTGAATCACTGCACGCATGGCTAGTCGGGATCGGATTCGAGACAGAAAACTCTGTCATAGGAATCCCTCCGCAAGCCCCATGGGCGTTTCAATCATTACGCATTTATAGATGGCAACCGGCAGGCGGTCTGCCCCTTCGCGCCGAAAAACTCGGTGATAAGTGGGTAGCTTTGGTTGCTTGTGAAATTCAAGTAAGGAAGGTATAATATGGCAAGTATTTCAAATGCCAAGATTAACTCTTACAACATGCTGATAGACGGCGTGGATGTGGGGATAGTTAAAACTGGCTCAAAAATCGACATCAATCAATCTACTGTCTCACTGACAGACGTTGACCAATACTTCGGAACGGTAGCGGAAACGCAGGTAGGCTGGGCAGTAACGGCAAGCGTCACGCTTTATGAGGTGCAATACAGCACTCTCATGGCGTTAATCTCTGCGGGCAAGGTGAATAACGTAGTAAGCGGAACAAACACTGCTTACGACTTCGACACAGTACCTGTGAACCTCGTTTCAAACGCGGCAGAGGTAATTTTCAGGCCGACAGACTCAGCATCTGGGGACTTTTCCAATGACGTAGTTTTCTGGAAAGCCAACGTGTCAGTAACTCTCACCCTGATGGGAGACCGCACAAAGTACCAGGAAATCCCTGTTACAATTACGGCCTACCCAGACACCTCACGCGCGCGCGCTGGCTACCCATATTCAGCTACATACGCCCGCATCGGCAGCTTTGCGATCTCTGCGACTGACCCCGATTATATCGGTATCATTGCAGGCCGCACGGCTACCGCACCATACAAGCACGTACCAGCAGCGACTCTCGACAGCTATGGCACATTGCAGCTTGAGGCGTTCGGGGCGTGGATTACCAGCACAAGTACAACCTGTCTGCTGAATGATGCGACGGATATCAACGCAACCGACACCGCGATTGTCTATGATGCAAAATCTGCGTCTGTGGACTTTACCGGTAAATATGTTCTCTGTGGTACAGAGGTCATTTATGTATCTGCGGACTCAGGCGGCACAGGCGCAACCGGTACACTGACAGGCCAAAGAGCAGCATGTTTTAGTACAGCGGCGGCGCACATTGATAATGCAGCCATTACACTGCTTGAGACCCCTATTGTCTACCGCTACACAAACGCGGCAACATGGGCGAGCTCATCAACTCCTGATGCGACTGTGGGTGATTCAAATACCACAGGCAATAAAGGCAAGGTGACATGGGTGTCATCTGGTTCAACAAACATCACAGCGGCGGCATCGGATGCAACTCCGACATCTAAAAACTGTGTTGTGACTACGAACGCCTAAGATGAAAATCGAGGCTGGCATATATCTCAAAGAGCGAATAACGCTCAATGACATTCTGTCAGTCGTGAAGTATTCCAAAGAGGCGCAGGAAAACCCGGCGAGGTATGGAAAAATACGGGCAATGAAAAAGATAGTCCGTGCTTTGACTTCCCGCCGGTGGCTCCTGAATCTGAGGGATGTGTATTACCTACCTAAGATTCTCGATGCAGCAAAGATGCGGCAGGATAAGAAGAAAGAAGCAGCAGAAGACATCGAAAAGTCTATTATCCGCACAGCGTCAAGTATTGGGGCAAAGTGTCACAAACTACCCTATGAGGTTTTGACAGGCTCGACTCTCACAGAGGTTGAGATTCACTCCCTCACCCTATTGGCTGAGAAATATGAACAGGCACTGTCAATGGTCTATGCTTACCACTCCCCTGGGGAATACTCCAAAGAGATGAACAAACGCTTACAAGAAACCACGTCAAAGGTTATGAACTTTGCGCGTGTTATCGTTACATCAGACAGAGAACAAAGCGAAGCCGGCGGGTTTGTAGCCCCGCGCGAAGTCTTCGCATTAATGGGGAATGTGGGATGAATTACGTGCGTCTCCCGCTCTCATTTGTTCTCTATCTGATTTATCGAGTTATCCGATGGCATGAATGCGGACAACTATTAATGAAATTCGGCCCGGTAGCGGTGGAGCTATACAAGCGTTCGACGCCTTCGACGTTCAAGGAGTTTGTCAATGGCAGATAGCGATGGCAAAATTGTAATTGGCATTGAAGGCGATCCGTCAGGGATAAACAAGTCTTTAGACGCCGTAGAGAAGAAAGGCAAAGACGCGGCGCAAGGTATCGGCTCGGCATTCTCGGCCATTGCCGGTGCGTTAGCCGGTGCGAAGATCGTTTCAGCGTTCCAGTCAGCAATCGCCCAAGCCGGTAAATTAGAGCAGTCTATGCTCAAGGTTGCGTCCACTGCGCGCTCTATGGGTGAGAGTACATCCAAGGCTCAGAAAGCAGCCATGGACTTGGCGCAGGATGGCTTTCTCTCCGCATCACAAGCCGCGCAGACGCTATCAAATTTGATGGCCACGGGCCTGAACGTAGACCAGGCTAAGAAGTTCATTACCGCATCCAAGGACATAACAGCCTTTGGTAATACAATTGGCGATGCCGCACAGGCCACAGAAGACCTTTCGCTTGGTTTGCTCCGTGGTTCGGCTCTGGTTATTGACAATGCTAGTCCGGCATTAAAGTCGCTCGCTAACAAATACCAGCAGCTAGTCGATACACAAGGCAAGACAGCTGCTGCACAGTACGCCTACAATGAAATCGTCAAAACCGGGGCTAAGTTCCAAGGCGATGCCGCTCGATACATGGACACCGCCACAGGAGCACAGGCGAGATTCACAGCGGCGACCGATGCCGCGTCTGCTGCGGTTGGGAAGTCGTTACAGCCTGCACTTAAAAGCCTGTACAGTGGTTTAACAGGGATCGCCGAAAGCTTTACTAAATGGTTTAGTAGTCTTAGCGATATGTCGCAGACAGTTATTGTCGTAGGCGTAGCGATAACGGCACTAATCCCGATTGTCGCAAGCCTAAATGGCGTATTATCGGCTTTGGCTCTTAACCCAATAGTCGCCACTATAATGGCGGCAGTTGTTGCAACTACGGTATTAGCAGCAGCATTCGCAAACCTTGAAAAAAGCCCAAAAGAGATTGTTAAAAGATACCGAGAGACATCTGCCGAAATTGAAAATTTAGGTAGCAAGGTAAAAGAACTAAATGCAATCAATAAAAAGACGATAGCGCAAGAATTAGAGCTAATCGACTCTAAAGAAGCTTTGCGAAAAAAGGCAAAAGAGCTTGGCCTTGACTATGATGTCTTAGCATCCAAGGCTAAGAACTACGCAGATGTAATTGAGCAAATAAAGTTTGCGTCTAGGGAAAAGGCTGCTTCTGATATTGATGCACAGCGCAAACAGAATCAACAAGATAAAGAGTCAAACGAGCTTAGAATCAAGGCAGCAGAGAAAGCATATGGTAAATCGGCACTTGGAATAATTGAAGGTGGCGGCGAGTTTGTATCGACACCGGGATATGGTGTAGTAAATGTTCGTGAAGCCTTAGAGGCGCGATCATCATATGCCGCAAAGGGTAAAACTCAGGATTTAGAGCGCGCGCAGTTATATGCTGTCGATCAAAATGAAAAGAAAATTCCAGACTCTGTATTAGGGAAACGTCAAGAACAACGATTCCTAGATTCTCAAGAAAAGCTCAAAGAAATCGAGCTGAACCGCATCGCGACAATTGCCCGCGCGGAATCCATCAAAGACGAGAACGAGCGCAAACGCCGCCAAATGCGCGCCTATGAAGACGCCGAACTATTAGCAAAAACAGAAGTCAACGCGCTCCGCTCTGCTTATGCAGAATACATCGAAGACAAGGCGATGGCGGACAAGCTCGCCTTGGACAAGCAGACAGACGACGCTATCCGGGCTGTAAGGTTACAAGAAGAAGCGGGGGATCTACTCAAGGAGCAGGCAGAGGCACGTATTCAAAAGATACGAGAGGCCAACGCTCGCAAGACTGCAACACTTACAGCACAATCATTTGCTGAGACAGCGCAAGCGGCTAACGCAATCACTTCTGCGTTTGCTGGTTTAGCTACATCAAAAACGCCAGTGCAGGGGCTAGGTGCTACTGGCTCAGTGTTCTCAGCGGTCGGTGGCATTAGTGATAAATTCAAAGCATTTGGTCAATTAGGTGTTGGGCTAAGTGCAGTAACTGGCATATTTTCGACATTGCAAGGGCTATTTGAAAAATCCGACGAACAAAGAGCCGAAGAAGCGAGAGTCGCCGAGAACCAAAGAAAAGAGCAACTGGTATTATTAGAACTACAGGCGAACTACCAAAAAAACCTACTAGCATTATCTGAGGCCGCTGCCAAACTACCTTTTGAGAATTTACAGCGCAAAATGCGCCTTGCGGATATTGAGGCAAGCGCCGCAAAGGTTGCGGGAATAAGCCCCGATATAGCTGACAAACAGGCACAGGAAAAGAAACTTGCGGCAGTAAATTCAACTATAGCATCCGAAGGCGGTAAGATTGCCGAAGGTGCATTGTTCGGCGATGTCGCAGCAACCCCTGATAGCTTAATCGCATTTCTGAGCCAACGGGCCGCGCAGCAATTGGCGGTAGCGCAATTTGTAGGGCTTGTTAATGCAGCAAGTCAATACACATCTACTGACCGCTCGCAAGTAAATCCGGGGCCAATACAAGAAATACTTTCGGAGATGGCCAGCTACAGCAGCTTGGTTCCACCTGAATTATATAATGCCGGTTACGGCGGCTTACAGCAATATCTAAGCGCGTATCAAAATTTTTCATCCGTTGGCCCCGGAGGGGTAACACAAGCGCAGCGGGATAGATATTTCGCAGCGCAAGCCGCATTCAACGCAGCCGCGTATTCCGGGCCTGTATCACGTGTGCAGTCATTATCCTCCGAAATTACCTCCGACACCTCAATAGCTGAGAACCTACTAAGCACATTTGAGCAGAGCAACCAGCTACAACTTGAAATCGCGGGCAATACAAAAAAGACCGCCGATAATACGAACCGCCTCACCAACCTGCGAGAGAATAACATTCTCGACCTAGCAGGCGGCGGAATTCGTGGCTTCGGCTCGTTCTTTCGCGGTGCGTTCAATAGCGTTGACTCAATAGTCAATCCAAGAATGCCCGCACTCGCTACACCTTCGGCAATCAGTAACTCTCTCAGCGTGGCCAGCATGACAAGATCATGGCAAGACCGCGCCGCGGATGGCATAGATAGCCTTGTCAAGATTCAGACCGCG